ATGTCAACACCGATCGCTGTCAGATCTTCATTATACATTCTCTCCGCTTCTGCTTTCTTTGCCTCTGTTGCTTTATATGCATCACTAGATACAAATGCTCTGTGAACATCAAGTGGTGACATTCCAGCGACATTATAATTTAAAATATTTTTCAAAGTGGTTCCTTGAGGGAACATACTCATCAACTGCTTTTTGTTTGCATCAATATCCTCTTGTCCAACAAAAGCACCCATCTCTCTCTGTGAGAAAGAATCTGATGCGTAAAAATCCTTCCCTCTACTAATAGTGCTGTAACCTATATCTGTAACACCAGTCTCAGGGAATCTGTAGTGTGCTTTTGAACCAGACATCTGACCTGGTTTTAAGAATCCTCTCATTTTTTGTGCAGCAGAGAGTTCTGCACGAGTGGGCAGTCTCCTCTCTCTTGGTCCAGAGGAGGTCATTAACTTAGTTTCTGAACTGCCCTCAGTTCGCGTCATGCCAGTCTGAGCAGGCATGATCTGACCCATGTAATATCCCAGACCAGCCTGACCTGTTCTCGCGGCAGTCAGTCTCTCTAGTCCAGGTGCGAAGTTTCTAATATCATTAAGAACAAGTCCACCCTCATTAGCGAATAATTTACCGTCTACCATTCTTGGTGTGTTACTACCACCATACTTGGCATTGATTCTCTCAAGGACAGAGGGTCCTATGGCAGCGACTGCAGGTGCTGACATGACAAACTCACCATCTGTCAGTCTTGCATTTACCTGGTCATTTCCATAAGGTCCATCTACAAGACCATCGCTACTAAAAATACCACCACCAGAAAATGCTTGTACTTCTTCCCCACCTCCTCCAGACAAGAAGTTTTGAAGTGCTATAAACCCAGCAGCGGCAGTCGCTGCCTGAATACCAGTGCCTATTGCCGCCCCTCTTCTTCCTAATAAACCTCTTGCTAGTCCACCGGCACTTTTTAATCCTAACTTTCTTAATAATAATGCAGTCGCTGCACCAATTCTTATGGCACCCTTGATTAAAAATCCACTTAATCTTCCAACTGATCGACCAAATCTTGTTCCAAATAATAGATACGCTGCTAAAAGTTTTGGTCCATTATCAGACAAAAATCTGATCGTTGATGCAATCTTTTCTTTATTCCTTGGATCAGTTACGAATGAAATAAGTTTGACTAAAAACTTACCAGCAACAATCGCTATAAGTGCTTGAAATATTCTATCAAGAATTCCTTTGACAGGTGCCAGTATTTTTTGTGTGGTTTTTTGTAAACCGTCGTATCTTTTTTCTAACTTTGACTCTCTTAATCTTCTTCTTTCATTTTCTGCTTTTTTTCTCTCATCATCTTTTTGGTCTTTCTCTAACTTTGCTTCTGCTCTAAGTTCATCTAGGATAGCATCAAGATTCCTAAGCATTATCGCTTGAGGACTAACTGATTTTAAGTTCTCTTTTAGATTGCTCTTTTGATACCTAAGAATATTACTTACAATAGATATCTTTCTTTCATTAAAAGCTACTCTCTGTTCTACGTTTGCAATGTTAGTAAGAACATTACTATTAAAACTGTTCTGGTATGTTTCACGAGCAATATTTCTTCCCGTGCGAAAACTTTCGGCTGAAATCCTACGCCTTCTTGGTTCTATTGGATTAGAAGTGGTTTCATCCGAAAGCATTAGCCTGCTGCTGTTTTAACTTTTCCTCTTCAAGATGATTCATTAACATTTGAACATAGATATCTCTTTCCCAAGGTATCATGTTCTCTATTTCTGTTAATGAATATTTATGGAACTGCATCAACGAAAAATTTAGGTTGAAGTAGTTCTCAAGGTTCATATGAACCATGCCTATGCGAAAAAAGATGCTAAGCCCTCAAGTACAACATCACTTTCGACCTTCGTCTTTGGATTAGTTACCTTAACCGTATGAGATAACTTAGGCATGGTTTCAAAAAACTTTTCAATATCCTTAAACTGAGATGAGTTCATCTGCTCAAGGAACTCAGTCATCTCTTTTTTGGTGCAGTCTGCCGCTGTCCAAACTTCATCCTCAGTGAGGACTTTATCAACACAAGATGCTATCAAATCAAATGACTGATCCATAGCATTCTTTTCATTCAACTCAAAGTTATTTTTGATGAACTGATCCAGTGATGGATACTTCATCTGCATTGTGATTGAGTCGTCAAGTTTGATCATAGTTGTGTGATCATCATTCTTGGTGACTTGAATGTCATCAAGGTTGATTGAAACAGGAACTTCAGTTTCATTATCGTCAGGACAAATAAGATTTAAATCAATATCCTCCCCCACTGACTTCCCTCTAATGTTTAAAAAGAGGTATTCAATATCAAAGGTGGGTAGAGATTCTACTTTGATCCCTTTTGTCAAAACACAGTTCTTGATAACAGATTTGATCGCTGTCGTAATCTGTTTTGTATTATCACTTTCCAATGCAATGACAAGAAGTTTTTCTTCCTTGACTAAGAATGGTCTATATTGAACCGTTTCTCCTGTTGATGGCAACTCAAGTTCATAAGTTGGTGTGGCAATCTTTGGTAAAGGCATAATGTCCCGAAGAGTTTTTCAGTGTGATTATTTATTAAGCGATGTTTGAACTATTTGTAAGAGGATTGATAGTGCGTCCTCTACTATCAGCAGGAGGTGCATCTTGAAGTTGATTGCTACTACCAAATCTGTTAATAAAGTCTTGTGGGTTAATAAAATCAGTAGCGTTTGGATCATTTATCAAACTTTTTCTTGCTTCTCCAAATAAATTTTTCAGTGCATTTTCACCGGCAGATGGACCGCCCCCTCTTCCTTTATTAATGTTACCGATGTTAACTCTATTAATAGAGTATTTGGTGTAAGCAAATGAGACTGTGCATTTTAGAAGTTGAGATGTCTCATATGAAATAGGCATAGAGTTAATAGCCACTGGGAAAGCATTATAAAACTCATACTCAATATCACTTCCGGTTTTGTTTGTGTCAGTGGTTCCAAAATCAGTTCCTGCGATTACATTTATGATGTCTTCAAGAGGGTTTGATCTCCTTGTCTGGGTGTAATAATCTCTCTCAAACTTTTTAATCTTGAGTCCTTGCTGTGATTGATAATCTTTCGGATATCTAAACCTAAAACTATATGTACTATCACTGGTTCTCTTTGATCTGTTAAGGTCTTCACCAGTTATCAATGCCATCCACGATTCAAAAAAGACGATGGGCAAATATTTTTCTGCGTCAACATAAAAAGTCATGTCAATTTGTTGACCGTAGTTTCTACGATAGGCGTGTCTTTCTGTGACGCCAGTTCGATCATCAAGTGCCTCTGAAGTCATTAATGAAGATCCTGGCAGTGTAGTATCACAACAAAGAAGATTTAGTTTCTCCTGATTGACACTAACAATATTCTGCACATAGACACCAGGAAGACCGGGTGGCACGGGAATCTGAACCATATACTGCGATGTTAAAGCAGGTCTAAGAATATTAGACTTAATCTGTGAGATTGAACTTACTTCCCGTGCCATCTAAATAGTTTTTACCTTATATATTATGTATGGGAGAAAGTATTAAAAGTAAATACAAACCTTCGCATCCTATGAAATATAAGGGTGATGCAAGTAATATTATATGCCGAAGTAGTTGGGAACGCAAGTTTTGTAGGTGGTGTGACCTCAACGAGAATATTTTAGCATGGGGATCAGAGGAGTTTTGTATTCCTTACATCTCTCCCATAGACAATAGAGTTCATAGATATTTTCCTGACTTTCTAATCAAGGTAAAAGAGTCCACTGGTAAGATCAAAACATATGTGGTTGAAGTTAAACCAGAGAAACAAACTGCACCCCCAAAGAAGAAGTCAAGAGTGACAAAATCATACATCTATGAGTGTAAGACTTACGCAGTCAATCAAGCGAAGTGGAAAGCGGCTCAAGAGTATTGTGCTGATCGCAGGATAGAGTTTAAGATCATAACAGAAAGAGAACTAGGTATCAAATGAATCGCATCGAACCTATCCTCACTGAACTGAACGGTGGGACCATGGATCAAGAGCAACAGATGGAAATGATCATGGAAGCACTTAACGATACTGTCACACCAATACCAGAACCTGGAACTCTCTGCACTTTTGTGTATACAGCGAAAACACCTAACATATCATACGATCAACACCCACTCGTGGCAGTCACTGATTTATTTGGCTGGGGATTTCGTGGAACAAACTTTCATTGGAGAAAGACAAGACAATATACATGGGAAGAAATATTAGGTCAAGTCTATATTGTTCAACAAAATGAACTTGATGATTTATTATCAGTTAATTATGGAAAGATCATCACTAAATAAGTAAAAAACCATCCCTAATGGCTGAACAAAGGCAGTTTACAAAACCAAGTGAAGTAACATTAGTAGATACCATTACGGGTTACGGCGGTGCTGGCGCTCTTAGTCCAGAACTTGGTAGCACAAAGAAAAAAGTAAATCTTGCTACTATTGTTACTAGGACAAATACAAAAAATGCTGACGGAACACCGGTATATACAAAACAGGTTATAAGATTTGATGAAAAATCATCCATACCAAGTGATGGTAATGCAACTTATGTTGATCCTAATACAGATTTAACAAAGAATAGATACCGATCAGGAGATGCATTAGCAGGTCAAGATGCACTCTCTGTATATGACTATGGTGATGGCACTGGAGAACCTGTAAAGATTGGTGAGGTTATAGCGAATGGTAGTACATCTGATAAAGCATTACGACTAGACCCCACTCGCAAAGCAACTGATTTAGAGAAAAAAAATCTGCTTGGTCCAATTTTTGATAGTCAAAAGACACAGATTAACTCTGTT